CGGCTGAAACGCGATAATGTTGCCCCCGACGGCATTCGACGCAATGACGTTGATCCCGCGATAGTTCCCGCCGTCCACCGTCAAGCCAGGGAACATCGGCGAGCCGTCGGCGTACGCGTAGAACGACATCGCCAGGGCGTTGGCGGGCGACATGATCACGGTCAGGCCGCTGAGCGGGACGTTGAGTCCGGCAAAGTGGCTGATGATGTTCAACAGGTCCGCGCGGGGATTCGCGGTCGCCACAGCGGTCGCCGCGCCATTGGTAATCGACGCGGGGTGCACGCCCGCGACCGCCGCCACGGTCGGATCGGTGAACTGCGTGTCGAGGAACTGCGCGATCCCCTTCACCATGTCGTCGCGCGTCAACGCTTCCGCCGACGGGGACGACAGGCGCACCAGTTCGTCGGTGAGAATCACGATCCCCGCCGCCTTGGCGATCCCCAGCGTTTGCGTGTTGAACGCCAGCGACGTGACCGCTTTCGGTTTCTGCTCCCCGACCCACCCGTACGTGCCCCCGGCGGTCTGCCCCGGCACCTTCGTATTGAACGGGATCACCCGGAACCCGGACACCTTCCCGAGGATCGTGGCGGGGCGCAGGAGCGCCAGAAAGTCCGACGAAATATTCGGCTGCACCAACGGACCGGCCCACACCGCGTCGGTGGACGTGCCAGGGGCGACCGCCGCCTTGAGGGCCAACGCGACTTCGGGCGTCGAGTCGTCCCACCGTCGGGCATATTCGGCGGCTTCGAACCGGTTCCCTTTGCATTCGAGGATGGCGCACGCCATCCGCACGAACGACGTCCCCGGCGGGACGTTCGGCCGAACGGACACCTGACGCGGCGCCACCGGCGCCAGCGGGCGCGCCTGGGGCACGATGACCGGTTCCGCTTTGGTGACGTTGAGCGCGGCCAGCTCGCGCCAGTTCACCAAGTCGCCGTCGATCGCTTTCACTTCCGCCGACAACGTCGCGTATTCCGCTTTTTGCGCGTCGTCGGTGGTCGTTTCCCCTTCGACGGTGGCGTCCATGATCGCCGCCATGCGCGCGACCGTGGCGGCGCGTTTGGCTTCGAGGGCCGACACGTATTCGGATGCGGTGTGCTTCATCTTCGGATCCTTTGCGCGCGGCGGCGCCGCTAACGACTTGACGGTGAGAATGGACGCGTGCGCGTTGGCGGGAATGGTCACCAACGACAATTCGCCAATTTCGGCGCGGGTGACGGTGCGCCCGCCGCCCTTCCTGGGTACCGATTGCAGGATGCGGATCCCCAACGAGACGCCGGTGAGCAGGCGCGCCTTGATCGAATGCCACGCTTCGTCGATCCGCGACTGCACCGCGCCGGGTTCGGCAATATCCGGCAACGCCCCGTCGAACACGATCCCGTCCGGGGTCGCGGTCAACGTGGCGAATCCGACGGGTTTACTTTGGTCGTGATGCAGGAGCAACGGAACGGGGTTTTTGAATTCCAGACCGGCGGGATCGATCACGTCCCCGTGGCGGTCGACTTCCGGCGTGGACGCAATGCCGGAAAACTGGCGCGCGTCGGACGCCAGCGATTTGACCGTCAGCAGGCTATACGCGCGTTCGAACATCGTCCAGGGTGCGGTCGAGGATGCACCCGGACGGCGCGCGGCGGGGTTGTTTCATCCAACAACCGGGTCGCGCCGCCGCCGATTCATCGCGGCCATGCGGTCCCGGCGCCAGCACCCGCACGATTTGTAGTGGCCGTTTTTCAGTTGGTACCCCGGATAGGCCTTGGACCGGCCACACGCGCAGAGACAGATCCACCACGCGGCGCCGTCGATCTGCGTGTGATAGGCGAGGACAAACAGGCGCCCGAAGTGACGACCCGCCAGATTCTCCCGTACGCCGCGCGTCATCGGGTCAATTTCAACCGCAGCAAATCGCGCACAAGCGCCGACAGCGACTGGTCCTGTTCCAACGCCTTGCGGACCAACCGGTCGTAATCCGCCGTGCGGACATACGTCGACAGTTTGGTCCCCGGTTCGGCGCGGGGGCGTCCTGGCGCGCGTCGCGGCGGCGCGTCGCGTTCGTCCGTCACGGGACGAATTTCAGCAACGCCACCAGAATGACCGCCACCGGGAGGACCGGATACCCGACCCCGACCAACGCGGCCACGGCGAGGAGGACCGCGATCGTGGCCAACACTTGTCCGGCGGACATAGGACGCCTCCGTTACACAATCAACTTGGGGACAATCTCGACGCGCCCATGTTTCTCGACCCGGCACGGCGCGCCGTCCGCGTCGCGTTGCACGCGCCCGTCGCGGTCGCGCACCACCACCACCACGAACCCGTCGACATCGTCCGCCACCTGACAGTCGTTGGTGATCTCGACCCCGTCGAGATACACCCGCGACTGCATCGCGCGGGGACGGGTCGCATCGAAGATCGACAGGCGCATACGGTCACCCGATCACAAACACGTCGTACTTCGGGACCGCCGCCACCGCGCGCAAGTACCCGCCGAACGCCAGCGTCAACGCGTCGATCGCGTCGATCTTGTTCGGGGATTCCGGGTGGTCTTTTTTCGGAATGATCGAATCATCGACCCCGCGCCGCACGACGACGTTGGATGCCTGCCACCGCAAGCACGTATTCCCGTCGTGGACAAACCGCCGGTGGCGCACGCGCGTCTCGAGTTCGCGCGCCGGACCCGTGGTCGTTTTCGCGTTTTTCTGTTCCATGCGCGCGGGGAGTCCGCTGTTGTACAACGCGCCGGTAATCTGCACGGACCCGAACTGGTCGAAACAAATATCGCGGACCGCGAACCGCTTGCACCATCCCCGAATGTCGGTTTCGATGCGCGTGAAGTCGATCATGCTTCCCGCCGTCAAGATCAATTCCCCCCGTTCCTTCCACAACCGGTATTCCGGGACCGCCCGCGCCCGTTCCAACACGACATCTTCCGGGAGATAACACCGCACGAACCCGACCACCCGGTCGGCGTCCTCGAACAGCAACGCGACCGCCGCCAGGTCGTCGAGCTGCGCCAGGTCCGCGCCGATCCAACACCGCCGACCGACGAACGCGTCGAGGGTCAGCGACGGGTCCGCGCACGCGTCCCACGCGGCCATGGACAGCCACGCCGATCCGGCGTTCGCCCACTCGCTGCAACACTTGACGCGGAATTCCTGTTCGAGCCCCGGCGTGGTTTGCGCGTCGAGGCAATACCGCCGCATCTGGTCGAGGAGCGGCGTCACCCCCAACATGGGATTCGCTTTGATCCAATTTGTTTCGTCGCGCCAGTCGTCCCCGTCGTCGATCGTGTAGATCGCCCCCCACACGTGGTCGGCGGTCACGACGCCGTCGAGGATCTTCGTCAGCGTCGACCGCATGGCGTACCCGACCGACAGTTGGTCGTACCCGGCGGTGGTCGGGCACAACAGCAGCGGATTCGATCGCGCGCCTTGCGCGGATTTCAACACGTCGTGCAGTTCGAAGGTCTGCGCGTGCGATTCGTCCAGGCAAATCACCGACGGGTTGAGGCCGTCCTGCGTCGATGCTTTCGAATTGATCGGACGCATCGTCCCGATCGTGTGTTTGCCGTCCTTGAGCAGACAAATCGCGTTGGCGAAGGACCGCAACCCCCGGTCCTGCAGCCACGGGGACCGCGCGACCATTTGTTGCGCGATCGTGAACACGATCCGCGCCTGCGATCCGGTCGTCGCGCCGCACACGACCGACGGTCCGGGTTCGTCTTCTTCCAACAGGTGGTAGAGCGCAATCGCCGCCATCAGGGTGGACTTCGCGCCCTTCCGGCCCATCTCCCAGTACACGGACGTGAACCGCCGCACCCCGGTCGTGCGGTGGCGCCACCCGAACAGCGACACCAACAGAAACACTTGCGCCGGTTCGAGTCGGATCGTCGGCGTCTGCCACCGCCCCTCGACGTGCGGCAACCGTTCGACGAACGCGCACACGCGCGCCGCCGCCTTGGAGTCGAACACGTACGGCCAGTCCGGGTCGTCCCGGCTCCGGTCGAGGTCGCGGCTCTGCCGTTCAACCGCCAACCGGACCCATTTGGACGCGGGGATCGTCCCGTCCGCAATAGAGCCCGCGTAGGCGGTCGCAATGTCGAGGAAGGGTCTAGGTCGGGGGCGGGTCCGATCGCGGTTCCTGGGGGCTGCAGGGGGCAATTCCGAGGCAAGGAGGCGGGTTCGCGCCGTGGTGCCCCTGGCGTCCTTTTCGGCCTTACTCAGCCGTGGACGCCCGCCCTTGTTTCGATGCGCGCCGGGAACGGATGCGGTGGTATCGATGCGCCTAGCTTATACGACCCGTCGACACCCGATTCCGGCTTCACACGCGTGCACTTCACGCCCTTGCACAGTGCACACGGTTGCACGCCGCACGGTAAGTCCCATTTCTGCACGGTTTTGCACGGAATTGCATACCTGAAAAGTGGCGTCGGCGGCGGGTTTTCCGCGCAAAACT